GCCGGGGTGGGTCCCGTCCTGATCCGGGATCGGCAGGGTCTGAGCATCTTTTCCGCCCCGGCGGCCTGGCTAGAAGGCCCCCCCGCAACGGTGGAGTACACGGCCGACGCCACGGATCGGGAGTGGATCATCATGGCCGACCGGGGGGAGCGGTTCGACGGAGGCAACTGATCCGGCCTCGGAGTGAGGGCCCGTCTGGCGCGAGGACGCCCCCCTCCCGAGCGTAGGACGGGCTCTCACTGGGGGGCCGGATAGAGGGAGGCGCATGGAGACGCAGAGCAAAACAATCGGGGACTACACCTACCAGGTGACCCAACTCGGAGCCCGGCAGGGCCGCCGAGTCCTCGTGACCCTGTTCCGGGCTATCGGCCCGGCCATGGCCGACCTAGCCAAAGCCGGGAAGGGAGGGGCCGAAGAGAGCCTGGCCGCGGCCCTCGGAGGCCTAGCCAGGTCCGTGACCGCGGACGACCTGGACGGCCTGTGTGAGGCTTTCGCGGCCTCGACCAAGGTCTTGCTCCCAACCCAAACCGTGGCCGGGGCCGGGACCCTGCCCCAGGATCTGAGCCCGATCTTCGACACCCATTTCCGGGGCCGCTACTCGAGCATGATCGGTTGGCTCGCGTTCGCGATCCAGGTCAACTACTCGGATTTTTTCGACGCGGCGGGGGAAGGCCTCGGCGGCCTCCTCCGCCGGGCTCCGTCCGAGTCCCCGTCCCCGAAGGGGTAGACTGGTTCCTGTGGCGGATACTGACGTGTGGTAGGATCCACGTCACCCTCCGGGACCTATCCGAGTCCTGGAGCCTGGACGATGTCCTGGATGCCCACCTGGTCCTGGACGCCCTAGAGGACGCCGAGAGACGAGCACGAGAGCAGGCACACCACCATGGCACTCCGAGAAGTCCTCGCTAGCTTTGGGTTCCAGGTCGACGACAAAAAGCTCCAGGGTGCTGGTAAGGCCGTAGATTCATTCTCAAATCGGCTGAAGGAGGTGGGTGGCCTCCTGATCGGCGGGGCCCTGATCTCCGGGATCCAGAGCTTCGCTGGAGAGCTGATCGGCGCGGCCGACGCCCTGATCGACACATCCGCTCAGCTCGGAGTCTCGGCGGATGCCCTCCAGCGCTGGCAGCTAGCAGCCAAGCTCTCCGGGGCCGAGGCCCAGGATCTCTCAGCCGGGATCCGGGTCCTCCAGCGGAACATGGTGGACGGGGCGGCAAAATTTGATGCCCTAGGGGTATCGGTCAAAGACGCCTCGGGCAACCTGCGTCCGAGCACGGACGTGCTCCGAGACGTGGGCGTGGCCATCGCTAGCCTGCCCTCGGAGGCCGAACGCACGGCAGCGGCCATGGATATCCTGGGCAAGAGCGGGACCAAACTCGCCCCCATTTTCGCCCAGGGAGGGGAGGGCGTAGATAAGCTCCTGGCCAAGGTCGACGAGCTAGGCGGGGGCCTGTCCGGGGAGGCCCTAGAGGTTCTTGGTGAGGCCGGGGACCGGACAGACGAGTGGAATTTCGCGATCTTGAGCCTGAAATCCAGGTTAGCCGTCTCCCTGTTCCCGGCGATCAACCAGCTCTTGGCCTTCCTCACGAAGGCCTTAGGCACCCTGACCAAGACTACCCAGGGGACCAACATTTTCCGGGCCGCACTCGTGGTCCTCGGGACGGCCGGGGCCGCGAGCGTGATCAAACTGTACGCTCGTTTCATTCCCCTGGCCGTCCTCCTGGCAGCCCTGATCCTGATCGTGGACGATCTGATCACGTTCTTCGAGGGTGGAGAAAGTGCCTTCGGCAAACTCCTCGAGACCATCTTCGGTGCCGAAGACGCGGCCCAGATCGCCCGCGATATGAGGGAGGATTTCCAGGACCTGACCAAGACTCTGGCCGAGATCCCGGGCGTGGGCGCGAAGGTGGAGGAGGCCTTCAGTCAGGTGGGAGAGAGCCTCGTCCGGTTCTTCGCCCAGGACATCCCCGAGGCTGTTAGCATATTTTGGGCCAGTTTAAATCCAGAAGAAAAACGGGGCGTTATTGATTCAATCCTCCAGACAATTCTTGGTCCGCTATCTACACTCCAGGCGGAATTTACACGGATCGCAGACGAGGCGATTACTAGCCTGATCGATGGGCTGGTAAATGGGCTCCAAGCGGGCGTGGATCGAGTCAAGACCGCGGCCATTAATCTGGCTACAGGTGGGGTGAAGGAGCCACTCAAGGACATTTTCGCGGCCAAGTCCCCGAGCCGGGTCATGTTCGAACTGGGCCGAGACATCGATCAGGGCCTCATTTTGGGCCTGGCCTCGGGGGCTCCAGGGATCCAAGCTGCCACGTCCGAGGCCTTCGCCCCGGCCGTCCCCTCGGCCAGGACTGGTCCCAGCTCAGGCGGGGCCCGGGTAGACCAACGGAATCAGATCACGGTATCTGTGGGGATGGGCCCGGGCCAAGACCTCGCCAACGCTGTCCGCTCGGGTGTGTCCCAGGCTCTATCCGACGAGCGCCGGGCCATGCTCGCGGCCCTGGAGGCCACGGTCTAGCCCATGGCCGTGTTCCTGATCTCTCAGACGGATCCCACGGATATCGTCTATTTCGATCTGACCCTTAGTGAGGTCTATGAAGAGACCTCGGAGATCACGAGTCACCCGGTCGAGACCGGGGTCAACGTCGTGGATCACGTCAGACCAAATCCCCTGACCGTGAGTCTCCAAGGCTACGTGACCAACACACCCCTGGAACGGGACATCTTCCAGGACCGGGGCCTGGAGGGGACCGTGTCCGTGTCCATCCCGACCTACACACCCCCACCCGAGCCCACACCCGGGTCCGCGTTCCGGGCCCTGGGCCAAGATCTTTCCCCGAGTCCACCACCCCAGCCGACCATCCTCACGTTCGATCAGCCATTCGATCGGATCCTGGAGGTCCAGCAACAGCTTACCCGGCTCCGTCTGGCCGCGACCCTGCTCCGTCTGATCTCCTCCACCCTGGAGTACACCGATCTGGTGATCTCCCGCGTCGGTCTCCCCCGGGACGAGCCCGGGGGGGCCTCCTTCGAGATCGATCTCGTCCAGATCCGGGTCATCCAGACGGCCACAGTCGAGGCACCTAAACCCGTAGAACCACGAGGAAGTCCGAAGGTCCAGAAGGGGGCCCAGGCCACCAAGCCGGTGACGGGCCCCGAGGCCGTCTCGAGTAAGAGCCTCGCCCTGAAGCTCCTGGAGGGGGCGGGGGTCCTATGACGACGATCCAGATCACGGACCCGATCGAGATCCCGATCGCCCTGGACACACCTCTCTGGGACGAGCGGACTACGCTCGACGGCCGGGAGTATCTGATCCGTCTGGACTGGAACGGCCGGGAGGGCCGGTGGTATCTCAGCCTGGAGACCGTAGACGGGATCCAGCTCATGAGGGGGGTCAAGATCGTGAGTAATTGGCCTCTCCTCCGTCGACTGGTCGCCCCAGAGGCCCCGCCCGGGCCCCTGATCGCCCAGAGTTTCTCTCCGGACACCAGCCCCCCCGGATTTTACGATCTCGGCCGTCGAGTCCGACTCCTGTATTTCCCCCAGACCGTGACATGACCTCGGCAGCACCCGTCCCCCTGTTCCTCCGGTCCGTTCGGCTCGTGGTCGGGACCCTGAACGTGACCGGGCTCCGGGTCACGTTCTCCGTGGCTAAGTCCTTGAAACCAGAACCAAATAAGGCGGAAATCTCGGTCTACAATCTGTCCGAGGCCTCCCGAGCACAGCTGGAGCAACTCCAGGAGGTCCCGGTCCAACTCGACGCGGGATACGAGGCGGGGTCCTCCACCCTGTTCCTGGGCACTCTCCGGACCGCCCTTACGGTCCGGGACGGCCCGGACCTCGTGACCTCGCTCGGGGCCGGAGACGGTGAGAAACAAATCCGCTCGGCCCGGGTCTCAGTCTCGGTCCGGAAGCAGACCAGCGCGGATGTAGTTCTCCGGGATGTGGCCCGGGCCCTCGGGGTAGGCGAGGGCAACCTGGCGGACGCCACAAAAACCCTGAAATTCTCGACGGTTGGCCAGCTCTTCGCCCAAGGCACGGTCCTGACCGGGAACGCGGCCCGGGAGATGACCCATCTGTGCCGATCGCTCGGGCTGACCTGGTCCATCCAGGATGGCAAGCTCCAGCTCCTCCCCCTGGCTACGGCCCTGGCCGGGGCCGCGGTCCTCCTGAGTCCGAGTACGGGCCTCGTGGACTCCCCGAGCGTGGATAATGCCGGGGTCCTGTCCGCCCGGATGCTAATGGCCCCGGACGTGTTCCCGGGCCGGCTCCTGGTCCTGGATAGCGAGCGGCTGAAGGGCCAATATCGGATCGAGTCCACCACACACGTGGGTGACACGCACGGCTCAGACTGGTACATCGATCTGGAGGCCCGTAGGTATTAGCCATGCCCTCCGTCCCCAGCCAGGCCGAGATCATCCGCCGAGCCCTCGAGTCTCGGATCTCGGACGTGTGGACGTGTCTCCCCGGTCGGGTGGAGTCGTACGACTCCGCGACCCAGACCGCGGACGTACTCCCGACCGTCCGCCGGCCCGTTCCGCAGGCAGACGAGGAGGAGCCCCCGATCCATGAGGATCTGCCCGTCCTGCCCAACGTGCCCGTGCTGTTCCCCAGAGGAGGGGGCTACGCCATCACCTGGCCCCTCCAGCCCGGCGATCACGTCCTCCTAGTAATCGCGACCCTCAGCCCCCAGGCCTGGAGGACCTCGGGCCAGCCCTCCGACCCCGGGGACCTCCGACTCCACCACCTAGGCTCGGCCATGGCCATCCCATGCCTGGCCCCGGCTACGACCCCCCTGGCCCAGGCCTCCCAGCCGGCCCTGATCGTGGAGGGCACGGAAATCCGCCTGGGCCTGGGCGCAGTCGAATATGTCGCACTCGCAGCTAAGGTGCTGACAGAATTACAAAAAATCCAGATAACCCTCTCCACGGCCCTGGATGGCTCGTCCCTCCCTGTCACGTACGGGACCCCTTACGTCCCCGCGGCCGTGGCCGCGGCCAAGGTAAAGGCAGAATAAGATGGCGTTTTCGTTCAACAAATCGACGCCGGCCACTGGAGCCGAGGCCATCTTCAACCTAAAAACCCTATTGAAATTGCAGGGTTGGACGGTCCAGAGTTCCTCAGACGGGACCACGTACAACGCCTCAGGAGATCAAATCTCCTCCGCTGGATCCGGGGCCGGCGGAATGGCCAATAACTCCGCCTGGTTCCGGATCCGGAGCCCGGCCGGAGCAGGATCGCAAGAATTTACCTGTCAAAGGGGCACCACGAATCTGGTCTGGCGCATCAAGCGGTCACGAACCGCAGGATTTACAGGAGGGTCTCCTGGAACGACGCAGACCCCTAGTGCCACCGACGAACTGATCGCGATCGGAGCGGGCACGGATGCATCGCCCACATTCTCCAGTCTTTTCGCGGCCGACGGAACCTACCGATGGAATTGTGCCTCGGACGGGGCAAGCCCGTATGGCTGGTGGGCCGTAGCATTCCCGACAGGCGGGGGGGCCCCTCAAGCTGTCCTGATCCTGGATCCGCTACTGGATACGACAGCCACGGACGCGGATATCTATATATTCCTGGTTGGGGTTTCCGGACAGTCTCAACTCAGTCTCGCAGCGCTACAAAATGAGGCGGGCGCGGCTACCTCCCGAGCAGCCTGGAGTCAGATCATTTCCGCCTCTCCTGGATCCTCGTATGTGCATTGGCCCACGTGTCGTTACGCCACGGGATCCGGAGATGTCTCACCCAATGCGCTACCGACCAATCCCATAAACGCGAAAGATGAAAGATTTCCGGCCATTTACGCGAGGCGATCGGCCCTCGCCAATCCCGGGTTCAAGGGCCAATCGAGCCTGCTCCGATGGACCGGCACGTCCAGGACTACAGGTGATACCCTGACCGTCTCCACCACCCGAGACAGGATCGTGATGGCTGACATTAGCCTACCCTGGGACGGGACCGTCCCCTCAGTCTGATCATGGCCGAGTTTCAGGCTCAGGATTCTTGGTCTTTCACTGCTTCGCAGGGCCCGATCGAGTCCTGCGAAGCACAAAATTCCTGGGTATTTATATTCTCTCAGGGGATCCTGGGAGGTGCAGGGAAGGACGCCACGGCCCCGGTCGTGTCTGGGATCTCCCCCACAGCAGGGAGCCAGCTCGGACCCTACGATTCGATCACGTGCCAGGTCACGGACCTGGCCCCAGGCCTGGGCCTGCTCGAGATCCAGATCGATCAAGCCCAGATCCGGGAAGTGGCCTACACGGATCTGGAGGGGTTCCTGTACCCCTATACCGGGGCTAAGACCGCAATAACCAACGGATTTTCCTTCACCTTGACCCGGGGCGGGGGCTGGATCTCGGCCCCCACGATCCGAGTCCGGGCCCTGGACCAGGACGCGAACGAGGCATGATTACCTGGTCCTATACCCTCGCCCCGACGGCCCCGGCTGTCATCCCCTCTGAGGCCCAGCCCGGCGAGGTAGGATTCGTTCAGCCCCTCCAGTATGCCGAGCTGGGCCTGGACTCCCTGACCGGGGACCTGCCGGCCCAGCCCCAGATCATCCGCGGGGCCGAGGCCGTAGCCCAGCGGATCCGGACCAGGTTCCGATTTTTCCTGGGGGAGTGGTTCCTGGATCAACGGCTAGGCATGCCATACTACAGCCGATTTCTCGTGAAAAATCCAGATCTTGTCCTGATCACGAACACGTTCCGCCAGGCCCTCCTGGATACCCCTGGTGTGGCCTCGGTCCGGGCCTTCACTCTGGATTTCGATCGTCCGGCCCGGATCCTGAGTATGGATTTCGAGGCCCAGCTAGAAAACGGTGCGATCATCGTGGCTCAGGACGAGCCCTTCATTTTGCCCTGAGGTGCCCATGGCCGTCTATGTCACGTCCGCCGGACTCCAGATCCCGACCGTGGAGGACCTCCTGGCTGATCTGAGCCAGGAGCAAAGGGCGGAAATTGATCCCCTCCTGAACACAAACCCAGACGGCCCGATCGGGCAACTGAACGGAATTTTCGCCTCTCACCTGAGGGAAGCCTGGGAGACCCTCCTGATCGCCTGGCAGGGATGCGATCCAGACGCAGCCGAGGGGTTCCTCCTGGAGGCCCTGAGCGCTCTCACCGGGACCCTCCGAGCCCCGGCGACCAAGGGGCAGCTAGCAGGCTCGCGCAAAGCGACCGTCAACCTGAACGCCACGACCACCCTACCGGCCGGCTCGGTCGCCCACGTCGTGGGCCAACCGACCAACCGCTGGGTCACGACCGAGGACGTCACCAATTCGGGAGGGAGCCCGGCCAACGTCCTGGTCACGATGGAGGCCGAGACCGCGGGCTCCGGATTCCTGGCTAATGCCGGGACCCTAACCGTGATCGCCACCCCGGTCGTGGGGTGGAATTCTGTCACCAACACCCAGGACGCGATCCCTGGGACGGATGAGGACACGGACGCCCAGCTCCGGGAGCGGCGGGAAGAGGAGCTACGCGCGACCGGGGCCGGGACCGTGGACGCGATCCGGGCGGACCTCCTGGCCCTGACATACGAGGGCACCAAGCCCGTCCTTGAGTGCACCGTATTCGAGAACGTTCAGGATTTCACCGATCCGGTCCTGGGCCTCCCCCCGCACAGCCTGGAGTGTCTGGTCTATGACGGAGTCGCGGCGGCCACGCCCAACTCCGTGATCGCCCAGGTGATCTGGGATTCCAAACCCGCCGGGATCCAGGCCTACGGCTCGATCTCTGGGACGGCCATGGATGCGGTCGGAGACTCACACATCGTCCCCTTCACCCGGCCCACGATCCGGTCCATCAAGATGGACACGATCCTGACGATCGACGCGGCCACGTACGTGGGCGACACGGCCGCGAAACAGGCTCTAGCCGATCGCGTGCTGGCCGTCCAGAAGCCAGGGGGTAAGGTCCGGTGGAGCGAGTATGTAGAGACCCTCATGGACCTGGCTGGTGTAGTCGCCGTCTCCTACATCAATATCCAGTATACGGGCTCACCTTACGGAGCGGCCAACACCGATCTGGTCATCGGTCCCCGAGAACAGGTCACTCTGGCCGTGGGTGACATCACTCTGCTAACCTCCGGGACATGACCGAGGCCGAGATCCTGACTCTACTCACGTCCGGCGAGGGCCGTCTGGTCGCGGCCGGACTCCTATTCGCCGTAGTCGCGCTATCCAAGCGCGCACCCTGGATTGGCGAGCGGCTCACCAATCCCTGGGCCAAGCGGGCCTACGTCCTGATCCTGGCCACCCTCCCGACCCTAGCTCTGGGCCTGACCACGGACGCGAGCTGGGAGGCCCTGGGCCTGACCTCGGCCACGGCTGCCCTGGGAGCGATGGGGATCAATTCCTACCGGGACGGGGCCCCGAAATGAGGTCCCTCCTCCCCCTCGCCCTCATCCTGGCAGGCTGCGCGCCGGCCCAGCACGAGATCCAGACCGCTCTGGACCTCGCCCGAACCGGGCTCCAGGCCGTGAGCCTTGCGGATGCCCTCCTCAGGGAGACATACGAGGCGGACCAAAGGCGTTGCCTCTCCCTCCCTGGGCCTCAGATCGATCCGTGTATCCACGGGGTGAGGGAGCGCTACCGGCCCGTCCGAGAGGCCCTGGAGGCCGTCCGCCGGGCCTGGTGTGCATTTGAGCCCGAGAAGTGTGGCCATGTCTGAGGCCCTCGGTCTCCTCGTAGCCTTCGCCCGGGAGGTCATCCCCCGGATCCCGGGCGTGGCCCCGCTCCTGATCGATTTCTGGGGCCGGCATCAGCTCGGCCCCATGCCCCCGGACCTGGCCGCCTGGGACTCCATCGATGCTCGGATCGACCGAGAGCGCGTGGCCCTCCACGATACGGACCCTCCGCCTGAGCCGTGAGACTCGTCCAGCGTTATCCCTCCCTACGCCCTAGGGGCCTAGCCCTGTGCTGGCTCGTGGGCTCGCACATGGACCGGGCTCTCCAGGAGGCTCTGCCCGGCTGGGGGATCGTGGCCTCGGACCAGGCTCCCCTGGGAGTGTCCCAGGGAGACGTCCAGGCCGCTCGGGTCCTGGCCGGAGCCCCTCCGGACGCGGGCCTGCTCCTGATCGGGTACTCGGCCGGGTGCCAGTCCGTCCGGGCGGCCCTAATCGGCCGGGCCGTGCCCGAGGACCTGATCCGGGGCGTGGCCGTATTCGATGGCACGCATTCGAGCATCCCACCCAATCCCGTCCATATAGACGTCTGGCGCCGATTGCTCGGCCGGGCCCGGGAGGGCTCAGTCCGCCTGGTCATGACGGCCACGAGCATGGGCTACACGGAGCGGATCCCGGTCGGCCAGCCCGGCCGAGCTACGTCCACACGCCATGTCCTAGAGGCCGCTCTAGGCCACGTCCTGGAGGTGGGTCAGCCCGTCCAGGCCCCCGGCTTACATGTGGAGCTTTTCCCCAGCCAGGACATAGATCGGGAGGCCCACATCCAGCAGCAGAGGGAGGTCATGCCCAGGCTCTTGGCCTCGGTCTTTGGCCGGGCCGAGGGCCTGAGCCTGACCTCGGAGGTCCTGGCTCCCGTCCGAGCCCTCGGGGAGGGCCTGGCCGAATTCATCGCCGCGTCCCTGGCCCGGTCCGAGCCTCCTCCGAGCCGAGCCCCGCATGGTTATCGGTGCTCGGTCGCAGAACTGGTGTCCGACGCCCGAGCCCTGGGCACGTGGCGGGACCGGGACGCGCACGTCCCCCAGCCCGGGGACCTGGCCATATCCGGGCGCCTGGGCCAGGACCCTCGCACGGGCGGATCGGGCCACGTAGAGAGAGTGGAGGGAACCTATCCCGAGGGCCTGATCACAATCGGAGGCAACGAGGGGGATACCTGGACTCGAGCGCCCCTAGATCTAGGTCGAGTCCTCGGGTGGATCGTCTACCCGGATGATCTAGGTCTCCGGGCCCTGGCCGCAGCCCGGGCCGAGCTGGCCCGAGGAATCCGAGAGGTCCGAGGCCCAGGCTCCCATCCCCGAATCCAGGAGTACCATGCCGGGGCCCGCCGAGGAGGCCCGCCGAGGGCCGGCCTGGGTCAGCAGGGCGGCCGTCGAGTCCTCGGGCCAAAGGCCTCGGACGAAGTCCCCTGGTGCGCTAGCGCGGCCTCCTGGTGCTGCGCCCGGGCTCTCGAGGGGTCATGACCTGGAACCCCCAGCCCAAAACCACGCACGTAGACCAGGGCCTGTCCAGGCTCCTGGAGCAATTTCGAGGCAAATCCAAGCTCGAGGCTCTACTCCGATCGTACCTACGTCGGATTCAGGAACTGGAGGATGCCACCTGGGAGGTGATCACCCTCCGAGCCCTAGATGTGGCCGAGGACGCGGCCCTGGACATGCTGGGACGGATCGTAGGCCGAGGCCGAGGGGATCTATCGGACGAGGACTACCGAATCGCCCTCCGAGCCCAGATCCGGATCAACCGCTCCAGCGGTACGACCGAGGACCTGATCGCGGTCGGGGTCCTGAGCCTGCCCTCAGGATTCGCCCTGTCCCTGACCGAGCACTATCCCGCGGCCGTGACTATCCAGGTGGACGGGGCCGTGACCTGGGCGATCCTCGTGCTCTGGCAGAATCTGGTCACGACCAAGGCCGCGGGCGTGCGGCTGTTCCTGCTCTGGAGTCAGGCCGCCCCAGCGGACTCGTTCACGTTCGCCTCCCAGACCAGTCCTCAGGAGACCTCAGACGATCTGGGATACGGCGACAGTCTGACGGTCGGGGTGGGCGGTCAGCTCCAGTCCGTGATAGCGTCCTAGCCCATGGCCAGACCCTCAGGAGCCGTACCCCCGTGGGCCACCGACGCATCCTACCCCGCCGGAGGCAACCCCTGGAACGGGACCCCAACCAAGGTCGCGCCCTCGGCCGGCAAGCTAGCCGAGGGGTGGGAGCCCTCCGAGAGACCCCCTGCACAGTATCAAAATTACTGGCAAAATCTGGTCTATGCCTTTCTCGAGTACCTGGACGGCCTGGACATCCTCACGTGGCCCGAACCCGGACCCACGTCAGGATCGATCGGGTCCGGGGGATCCGTGACCGGCGATCTGGCCTGGGCACCCTGGCATCCGGCGAGGTGGCTCTACCACGCAAATAACGAGGACGTGATCCGGGTCTCGGCGGACGGGGGATACACTTGGACCGCCGATTTCACGATCGGGGGCGGTGCTGTGATCCAGGGCATGGCCCAGCGGAAAGGCTCCGGAGCCACGGACGGGAGCACGGCTACGATCTATGAGGTAGGTGGGGCCGGTCGGGTGGCTCTGACCGGAATCGCCGATCCATGGGGGACCGTGGCCGTCACCGGGAGCACGGTCCTCCGGAAGATCATCGGGGATCCGTACCTGGATGTGTACTGGGCCGGTGGACAGATCGCGGGCCCAAATCCCGGCATTTTCAGGATCGACGACGACAATGGAGGTAGCCCGGTCACGATCTCTACCCGACATCCGGCCACAACAGGGAATATCGTGGTGGACACCCTGGCCGCGGGCCCTACGTACAAAATCGCTGGGACCCTGGATACGATTTGGCGCTGGCAGGATTCGGACACCAACTCGACAGCCATCACCTATCCCGATCCTGCCTCCACCGAAATCGCGGACCTGCTCTACCTCCCAGCCGACGGCATGTTCATGTTCCTAGCCTGCGATACGGGCGTGGCGGACTCTCGGATCTACACCAGCGTAGACGGTGCATCCGGGACCTGGGTCCGCCGGGACGTGGCGGGGGACGTGATCCGGACCTCGGAGATCGTCCACGGCTCGGCCTGCGTCCGGGGCTCGATCGTGGCCTGTGTCGTGATCAGGGACGGATTTCGCTGGATCGCCTACAGCCGGGACCAGGGGCAGACCTGGGCCCTGGTCCCGAACCCCCTGGGGAGGCATTTCGCCCTGACCCCAGATCCGATCATGACGATCTGTCGGGACGTGGGTCAACGGTTCATGGTCGCCGGCTACCAGGCCGCGGGCGCGGTCTACCACGCCCTATCCCTCAGGGTCCGTTAGCCCGGATCTGGACTATCCAGGACCTCAGGATCGGATCCTCGTCCACCACCCGACGCAGGGTGCCCAGACTGACCCCGAGCTGGGCCGCGGTCCGGCCCAGGCTCCGGGTCCGAGCGTAGGCGGCCAGGACCTCCGCCCTGGCCTCGTCTCGAGTCTCGGCCAGCCGAAGGCGCATGGACAGGGCCGTGATCTCCCCTTTCACAAAGCCTCTTGGACGGTCCGGCTGAGGATCTCCCCCAGGGCCTCGTCCAGTTCCCGGGCCGTGGCCGGACGTCCGTCCGAGGCCTCAATTCGGCCCCGGAACTGGCAGGGCAGATCACGCCAGACCCGGCCCGCTTCGGCCGGAGTCCGGAACGGACCCATACGCTGGTCCACGCTAACGATGTAGTACATGCGTTTCACCATTTGCACGACGCGGGCCAGGGTCAAGCCTGACCGCGCTAGTAGTCGTGCTGACACTGCCAGCAATCCGAGTCCTGCGGATAGCCCTCACGAGAGCCACACGCACAGCCGGTCCAAGGATGGGCCGACCGGTCCGACCGCCTGGACGCGGTCGAGGACACGATCGTGCACAGGCTGACCTTACCGTCGGTCCAGAGAACCCGGCCGATCGTCTCGGTCTTGGTCTCGCCAGATTTCTTGGTCACGGTCACGGCCGCCCCGGCCTTAGCTGGCCCAGCCACGCGCACGCCCCACGAGCCGTCACGGAGTTTGGAGTAGGTGTTCATGATTGGAGCTACTGCACGGCATGTGCCAACCTTGGATTAGGGATTTTTGGAGACATAATCGAGATCAGGCTATGCAAAAAAGTCACGATTTTTTCTCAAAATCGCAAATCTCGGCGAAAAACCGACCATATAAATAATGCGCAACCTTGCAATATTTACATGTGGTCTGACCACTAAATATCCGAGTCTGCAAACGTTGCAAGGTTATGACATGGATGTCATAGCGAAAAGCCCCAAGATTTGGGATTTTCTGGATCAACTATGACATCTATGTCATACCCTGATCCAGCCAAATCCCAAAAATTCCTGTTCCAAGGTTGGCATAACCCGTGCTTTACCTGAGTCCGTCGAAAGACGAAAGGATGGATGAGAATATGGCACACGAATGGCATCGCGGGGTTTTGACGGCGTCCTCCTGGCACGGCCTGGAGGATATCGGTGTGATGACCACGGCCGAGGATCAAATCGCCCTGGGCGAATCCTCGGGCGCGTGGCCCGTCGCTCTGGATCTGATGCCCCTGCACACGTCCACAGGCCTCCGAGCCCCGGTCCAGGCCCTGGTCGGACATTACCAGGGCCACCCCTCCGCAGTCCTCGGCGCAGTCGGGGACCGTTACCGGGCCACGACCCCAGCCGAGTGGCGGGACCTGTGCCGGGCTGCCGTGGTCGCGGGCGCGGCCCCGACCGGGGCCTTCGCCCTCCGGGACGGGTCCCGTGTGCTCGCCACGTTCGACGTCGGGGGTGACGGGATCCGGACGCAGTTGATTCTCGCGGATTCTTTCGACGGCTCCATGCGCCTGACCGCTGGTACGACGTCGGTCCGTGTCGTGTGTGCCAACACCCTGTCCGCGGCCATGCGCTCGGATGGGGAGGGCATGGCCAAGCTCCGGCACACGGCCTCCCTCGAGACCAAGGTGCAGGTCCTCCAGGCCACGATCGCGGACACGATCAAGACCGGGGAGAAGGTCCGGGATCTTTTCGCCCGGGCCGAGCAGACGATCCTGCCCCGGGCCGCGGCCCAGGCCGCCTTTGACGCCCTCTTTCCCGAGGCCGAGGAATCGGCCTCGGCCAACGCCAAAACCCGAGCGGAGAACCTCCGAACGGAGGCCCGCCTGGCCGCGGCCAGGCCGGAGAACCGTGTGGGTACTCGCCCCGGGAACCTCGCCACCCTCTGGAATGCCGCGACCTGGCTCGTCGACCGTCACGCCGACGGTACTCGCCGTGAGGTCCGAGGCGGGGACGCCTTGGATTCTCTCCTGTTCGGCGCCCGGGCCGAGCGAATCCAGCAAATTCAGGAGCTGGTCGAGGTGGTCATGGCCGATGGCACGATCGAGCGCATGACCGTCGATGCGGCCCAGGATCATGGGATCGACGCGGGTCAGATCGCCCGCCAGATCCTGAGGGATGCTGGGCTCTCCGTCTAATCTGAGGGCTCGATACGGGAGACCAGGTCCAGGGGGGAGACCTGGCTCCCGAGCACGAGAGCCGGGGCCACTACTGAGGTCAGGGTGAGGGGCTCGACGTCGGCGGCCAGGGTGATCACGGTCTGGAGGAGGCCTATCGTGGACTCGGCCCCATATCCGAACGAGACCCCGGCCCGACCCAGGGGTATATGCCCGGCCCGACCCAGGAAGCTCACGGGGCCCCGGCCGTCCGCCGGCTCGGGACCCCGACCTGGCCCAGAGTAGCGTTGCCCTGGAAATCCGTCAGGGTCCAGGTGATCAGGGGTGTGATCCCGTCGTCCGCATAGAGGATCAGGGTCCCGGGCGAGCCCGGGGCCTCCTCAAGACGATTGCGCGCCATGCGCCGGAGGAGCTGGACGACGTCCCCGAGGGAGCCCACGGGATGCCCCGAGACCGAGGCCCCCAAGACGGCCGTGGCGATACTCGAGGCATCCGCCGCGTCCTTGGCGTCGTCCAGGGCCTTGCCCGTCGAGCCGGCCACCAGGTGCCCCGCCAGGGCCTCGTCCCAGATCGCGTCCGCCACGGCGTCCCGGGCCAGGACGGTCAGGGCCATGGCATCCCCGGGGATCGCCCGGCTCGAGACGGCCACGTCCAGATTCGCCAGGGCCGGGGCCTCGGAGCTGGTGATGGTCCCGGGGTCCAGGTCCTCCACGTGAGCCCGCATGCGTCCGCCTAGGAGGGTCGCCGGGAGCCGGGCCTGGATATCGTCCGTATCTGCCTGGACCAGGGCCAGAGCCGCAGCCGTGGCCAGACCGGCCTGGATCTCCGAGACCGCGGACGCGGCCAGGGCGTCCCCGTCGATTGCGTCCGTGGCCACGGCCGAGGCCGTGACCGTACCCGCATCCATTCCCTCCACCTGAGCCCGCATCCGGCCCCCGCTCAGGGTCGCCGGGAGCCGGGCCTGAATATCCGTGGCCTGGGCCGAAGTAGCAGGGGCGTAGACCGTGGTCGCCAGGAGGATATGATCGGTCGACACTCCGGCGTAGATCCCGGACACGCGATACTCGGCTACCAGATGAGTCGTGGTCCCGGGCAGATTCGTGATCGTGGAGAGATTGAGTCCGCCGGCCCGGGCGTAGAATCCTCCCCCGAGATCGGCCATGGCCGCCTCCCGGGTGGTCCAGCCCGATGTCTTGAAAGTTTGGTCAGACCAATCCAGGTAGCTCGTGGTGGATTGACCGTCCCGGATCGCGACCACGGCCGTCAGCCCGGCCACGCCCCCGGCCCCGGTCCGGGTCACGGACAGGTAGAGGGGTACGTTCGTCTGGGTCCGCTCGGCGTGGATCTGGCTCATGGCTCGAGCCCTCGGGCCAGGGAATCGCGGATCGCCTGGAGGTCCTCCACCCGCCGGGCGTTCGCCTCGGCCCTGGCCTGGAGCTTGGTCCGCCGGTCCTCGGCCCAGGTGTCCAGGTCCAGGGCATCCCCCGAGAGAAGGGCGGCCAGTCTGACGGCCCCGGTCACGTCCTGGGCCTGCTCCCGGATCCAGGCCGCCCGGATCTCCTCGGGCGAGTCCAGGGCCGGGGCCGGGGGCTCGGCCTGGATAGCGGCCAGGGCCTCGTCCACCTGGGCCACCTGCCGGGTGAGCCAGGCCTGGAGGGCCTGGTCCTGATCCTCCTTCGAGGCCAAACAAAAGGCCTCGACTTCGGCCTGACCCCTCCGTCGGAGCTGCCGCAGATAGAGGGTGAGGGCGTCACGTCGGGTCATAGGGCCTTGGCTAGGAGTCGCCACCTAGACGAGGAGGCATCGTACCTCAGAGTCACGGATCCGTCCGTCGGGATGACCACGTCCGTGGCCCCGGGCAGGGCAAATCGATTGGCCGCCGACGAGCTAGTCGATTGATGGACCAAAGTGAAGCTATTCGTCGCACCCACATTGTGCAGGATTATGATCCTACCATCCCCTCCCCCGGCCAATCCCGTGATCGACAGGGCCGCGGCCGAGGCCGTAGCCCGGATCGTCTGGGCCGTGGACAAACCCGCGGGATTCCAATTATTTTGGCTCGTACTGAAGGTGCTGGATATGTCCCCCTCCAAACGGAATTGTGCCTCCCGCACGTAGACCAGGGAATTGGTAATCCCGAACCTGAGTAGGCCCGTGTCCGTAGTCTCGGTGTAGGTGTCAGACGTGTAGAACTGATGACTCGTACAGTCCGGGGCCGCCCAGCCTCCTCCTCCGTAGTAGAGAGTCCGGCCCTGATCAACCCCCGTCAGACCGTCACCCCAGTCCCAACACGACAGACCGACGTAGGGGGCGTTAGTCGGAGGGACTCCGGCCGCACCAGATCTGGCAACCGCATAGAGCCCGCCCTGTCCCCCCACACCGAACGGGGCCCCGTCTACGACCGAGCCCAGGATCATGCTGACATACGGGCTCGCCGAACCGAACGAGCCAGCCCCAGCATCCACCCCGCACGCTACCGGGCCCTCGGACAGGATCCCACCCCGCTCCGAGGCCGGCGAGGTCAGGTGGGCCACGTGGAGCCGACCGCGCTTGGTGGCCGTGCTCGTCCCCAGGACCAGCCGCTTGTCCGTGTCGTCCCAAACCAGGCTCGGATCCTCGTCCGGGCCGCCAGAGCCCTGGAAATACACGGACCCCAGGGAAAACCCGGGGTCGAAGATCGGCAGGGTCGCCATCAGGCCACCCTCGCGAATTCGTAGACCTCGAATCGTACGGGCTCGCAGGAGTAGACCCCGCTCGGGGTCGTGATCCGGGGGAACCCCTCGTACACTCCTGACGCCGGGAGGTCCGATCCGTCGCTCGCCCAGGCCCTGGTCCAGGTCCCGGCCGTGGCCGAGCTGGCGACCCAGGACCCACCCGTGAGGTCCCGGCTGAACCCGTCCAGACCTCGGATGACCATGGCCACGGCCGTGACCGTAGTCAGGTCCGGGCCCCCGTCCGAGGTCAGGGTGAGCCTGAGCACCTCCGGACTCCGAGCCCCTTCCGGGGCCCTAGGCAGCCGCACCGGGCCCTCGTCGCCTGGTCACCTGCTCCACCCGATCACGGAGATCACGATAGAGGTGCAGATCCTCCGAGGTCAAGAGCCCGGACTCGAGGGCCTGGACCAGGGCCTCCTCCTCTGCCCGACTCGAGTCCAGGGTCGGGAGCACGCCCGCGGCCTGAGCCAGGGCGTGCTCTAGGGGCGCGGCCCCGAGGACAGCCCGGACGGCCAGGCCGGGCTGGATCAGGCCCGGAGGCCCGTCCTCCCGGGCCGCAGCCCTGAGCCGGCGGATCTCCTCGGCCCCTAGCTTGCGGACGCCTCGGAGGTCCCGGGCCAGGTCCCTGACTAGATCCTGGACAGTACTCTCCGTGGCCCGCTCCCAGGTCTCCTCCCGGAGCCGGTCCAGGTGCGCGTCCCAGGCCGCGGCCCGGTCCAGCCACATGTTTTCCCAGGACCAGATGTACAGTTGGTCCTGGGACATGGGTACAGGCCGCCGGAGGAGCCGGGCCATGTTCCGCGGCGTGGGCAGGCCCAAATACTCCTGGAACCACACCCAACTAAGGTCGCAGTCGCAGGGCTGACGAGCCCAGGGCTTCTCCGGGTTCCATGCACACACCATGCCCCCGGAGCCTAATCACGGACCCGGACCGGGTCAAGGTCCATGCAAGAAATGAACCAATCAAACCAATCAAACGTTCAATGCACACAGCACACAGCTGCAAATAGCTTTAACTATTGCATACTAAGTGAGCGAAATCCTTGCCAACTGTCCAGCAAACTAAGATCCAAAAAAAGTGCCCTTAACGGCCGAGTGTTGATCTTTGTGGTTTCTACACCTACATCATAATATGTAGGTGTAGAAACCACAAATATTCAATTTTCGCTCGTCTAGTAAAGAATAGCGGCCAGCCGTTTACCTGTGTGCAAGCGACTGCGTCATAGCGCGTCATCGGAAGATCCTGGACAACTCTCTCCCACACTGGTACCCCGTAGGACATGCCCCCTCCCATCCCCCTGACCCCGGACGCCTACCGGCTAGCAGCCGAGGCCGCGCCTTGTTCCGTTTACGCGGCCGCGCGCTGGCTCCAAGGGCAGGACATAAGGAAACCTCAACTCCAACAAAGACTTATCACCGGGGCCCAGACCCTGGGTCTGGTCCGAGAGTACGCCTCTGACGACACGAGGGCCGTCGCCATGCGCTCGGCCCTCCGCTCGGCTTGCTCGTCCCTGGACGCGACCATGGCCCTCCTGGAGGCCATGGAGGCCGAGCACTGGGTCTGTGGTGGCTTGTACGCGAATTTGCTCCTGGCCCGAGACCTTCTCCAGGAGGCCCTGGACCTATGAAGATCTCCCTATTCCAGGGCGCCAAAGATCCCTACCCGAGCCTGCACGATCTGACCTGGGAGAGTTTCGTCCAAGCTCTGGGCCCTCACCAATACCACCCCGGACCAAAGGACTCCCTCCCGGCCTTCAGTCCAGCGGAATTTACGGGCCGACGGCAGCAGCGTAACGTGATCCAGGTCCACTTCGGCGTCCTCGATCTAGACCGAGTATCGGCCCAGGAGGTCCAGGACCTGGTCCAGGCCCTGACCTCCTCCGGCCAGGCTGCCCTCCTCTATACGACCTGGAGCCATACGACCAAACCTTGGTCCCTACGTCTGTGCGTGCCATTCACCCGTCCGGTCCTGGCCCAAGAATGGCGTATGTTCTGGGCCCTTCTAGCGGGTCGTTGGCCCTGCCCCCCGGATAGTCAGTGCAAGGATTCGTCCCGATTCTTTTTTGGGCCTTTCGTGCCCATGACCGATCGTCTGTCCGATCACTCCTACGTAGTCCTCCCGGGCGAACCCCTGGACGTGGACGCCCTCCTGTCCTCCCCGGTCCTCCCCCCGGCTCCGACCCAGGCGCGCAAGATCACACGGAGCCAGCTCCAGGGCCTGTCCCGGACCTGGCTGCGGGCTAGGGATCCCAACCGGGCCCATCTCGGTCAGGCACTCCAGGCCCTGGTCCGGGGCGAGGCCTACGCCCAGGAGGGGGAGCGGGATACTCTGACGTTCCAGCTCTGCTCTGATCTGGCCCAGCTCTGGCCCGATGCGGAGCCTCAGACCCTGGCTCAACATTTCGCCCAGTCCCTCCAGCTGATGGGCGCTCCGACCCTGGAGGAGACCCAGGCCAAAATCGAGAGAGCCCAGGAGCGGATCCGGGAGGAGGCCCACGCTGATGCCCAGGGCCAGCTCCTGGCCCAAAGGGCCCTCCTCCGGGCGGCCTGGTCCGTCACGTCCACCCCCCATCGGGAGACACCCTACACCTCGACTGAGCGCCCCCCGACCGATCGGGCCTGGATCCTCCAGCAGGACCGCCACTTCTGGATCTGGGTCGGGGGTCGCTACATCCCGATCGTTGATCGGGAGGACTCGGGCCGGGACCTTCTGGCCCCGGCCTCATCGCACGGGGTGGAGATCCACCGGGCCACCCCTCAGGGACTCGTCCCAAAGACACTGTCCCAGCTGGTCTCAGACTACGGGGACCGGATCCAGCGGGTGATCTACGATCTGACCCTGGACGTCCCCTCCTGGGACCCCGGTCCGGCCAAGACCCTCCGTCTAGCCCCCTGCCCCCGTCGAGCCCTCACTCCGGCCTACGATTCCGAGGTGGCCAACTGGCTCTCCCTCCTGTGTGGCCCGGATCTCCCGGCCGTGGAGACCTGGCTGGCCCACGTCATGGATCTCCATCGCACCGCCGCCGCTCTGCTGTTTACGGGCCCTCCCGCGACGGGCAAGAGCCTCTTCGGCGCGGCCGTGGCTCGGCTCTGGCAATCGGATAAGCCCACGGCCCTACACCAGGTCCTGGGGGCTTGGTCGGACCAGATCGTAGAATGTCCGCTCATCTTGGGTGACGAGGACATCCCCAGAGACATGCGGGGCTACGCCAAAATGGCCGATCTCCGTTCCCTGATCGCCGATCACGCCCGGCCCTACACCAAGAAATATGCCCACGATAACACGATCTTAGGTTGTGTCCGCGTCGTACTGACGGCCAACCGAGAGACCATCCTGGACACGGCCCAGGACCTTACCGAGCACGACATCGATGCGATATCGGACCGATTCTACCACGTCCGGATCCCCGACGATTCTGCGGCCCAATACCTCCGGACCGTGGACGCGGCCAGCATCGTGACCCAGAACCGCCTGGCCCGGCATGCCTTGTGGCTCCGAGAGCATCGGCCTGGCGTCCCTCAGGGCCGATTCTTGATCGGCCAGCCGGACCAGCGGCTAGCCCGGTCCTTGACCGTTCGGTCAGGGACTCGATCTGCGATCTGCGCCTGGGCCCTGGCCTACCTTCGAGACCCCCGCCGTGTCGATGCCCGGCGAGACTACTTGATCAGGGTGAAAGACGGCCAGCTGTGGGTCACGGCCTATGGGCTACAGGAGTGCTGGGACCTGCACGCTAAGATGCCGGCCCCTACCATCGCCGAAATCGGTCGAGCCCTCACGGCCCTAGCCCAGGCCAGGCGATGTTGGAGGAGACCTCGGGGTCTGAGCCAACAGAACTACAGGGCCCTAAATACGGACCTGCTCATCCTATGGGCCGAGGAGCACGACGTCTGGACCGGTCCAGAGATCCGGCAGGCTCTCAGCCGAGATACCCCGACCGAGGAAGAGAAAAAAATCTTGAGCTAGGTCTTGACAATCTAGGTAGGCTAGCCTACCTTCCCCTAATGACCTGGATCGAAGACCGGATTGCGTCCGTGGATGCCCTCCACGATCGCCTGGCCCCCCAATTTCCCGGTGTCACACCCGGGACCCGCGGGGCCTTCTGGCATGCCTTGGCCGAGGCCTGGACGGAGGGGAACCGATTCCGGGCCCCTTATTGCGCGGCCTGTGGCAATACAGGTGACCCCCCAAAGGAGCAGGATGAGACATGACGTCTGGACCGGTCCAGAGATCCGGCAGGCTCTCAGCCGAGATACCCCGACCGAGGAAGAGAAAAAATCTTGACTATGGCTTGATGGCCAGCTAAGCTAACTTATCCTGAGGGACATGAAAACGGAACGCGGCGGCCGACGTCGCCTGAGCAGCAGGCTCTACAAGGTGCTCATCGACGGTCAGTCCTGCCACGGCGGGACGATGACGTGGAGCCTACCGGTGGCCACGAGCCTGGTGCGTGTTGCTGCAATGGGTGAGGGCATGAGAGACAGTCGCGAGGTGACGTCGTGAGTCTCCTGCGTCGATATATCGTGGAGGCGATGAGTGCCTCCAGTAGCCTGGCGCGGGATGTGGCGTGCTGCGAGCACCGCAGCGGACTCAGACGCCTGGCCTACGCAGTGGCGGGACCGTCGTGGCATGATCTCGCTGGGAGACAGCATCGCGTCCCGTATCCGAGCACGGGGGACATCCGGCCGTGGTGGCCGGACAGCGCGGAGAAGAGGAGACGGGCGGTCCGACTGCTCGCGCTCGTCCCTAGAGCGCTCGAGCATGCGCGGCGACTCGAGGTGCAGTCATGAGCACGCTCTACAAGGTGCTCATCAGCGGTCAGTCCTGCCACGGCGGGACGATGACGTGGAGCCTACCGGACGGGCGCGAGCCTGGTGCGTGGCACGAGGTCGAGGGCGACATCTCGCTCTGCAATCGAGGCCTACACCTGACGACCGAGCCCGCGCGCTGGTGGCGCGACGGGGCGGAATGCTTCGAGGCCGAGGCCGACATAATCGGAGACGCGTGGGCGTGGCAATCACCAGATCGCAAGGTGGTCGCTCGTCGCGTGCGGCTGTTGCGTCGGCTCTCGGTGTCCGACCTGGAGCAGCTCAACGTATTCACCGATGGTGAGCATGAGGTTGGTGGCGGCGTCGTGGCTGCGGCATCCGGCCGCGCCACCGTCACGGCGTACGGCCACGCCATCGTCAGGGCGTACGGCCACGCCACCGTCACGGCGTACGGCCACGCCCACGTCGGGGCGCACGACTCCGCCGCCGTCAAGGCGTACGACTGCGCCACCGTCACGGCGCACGACTCCGGCACCGTCACGGCGTACAACTCCGCCGACGTCACGGCGTACAACTCCGCCGACGTCACGGCGTCCGACCACACCACCGTCGCGGCGTACGGCCACGCCACCGTCACGGCGCACGACTCCGCCGCCGTTAAGGCCTTGGACCACGCCACCGTCACGGCGTACGACTCCGCTACCGTCACGGCGTCCGACTCCGCCGCCGTCACGGCGCGCGGCTCCGCTACCGTCGCGGCGTACGGCCACGCCGCCGTCAAGGCGTACGACTGCGCCACCGTCGCGGCGCGCGGCCGCGCCATCGTCGCTGCGCACGACTCCGCCACC